AGGGCCCTGGCCGCCACCGCGCCGGCTCCATCTGCCGGTTCGGATAAGCCTCCAAACCTCGGGTATTCCCGAGAGTTCGGCGGCTTTCCGCACTCGGCGGAGCCAGCCGGGGGAGCGGTCGGAGGCCGGTTGAGGCTCGCCATAATGCGACCTCACCGGCTCACCGGCCGGCCCGCACTCAGCGGCGCCTCGCGGCGCCCACTCGGTGGCGGTCGGCTCTCGCGGCAGGACCACGCTCATACTGTATAGAGGCCCGATACGGGCCTCGACAGTATGGCGTGGATCCACCGCGAAGAGCCGGGGCGGCTCTACTTCGCGCTCAAGCGCGAAGTACTCTACTAGGAATCTATCGACGCTCTCCTTGGGGAGGCCCCCCGGGTTACTGCCCGGGTAGCCGTCCCTAGGGATGAGCGCGATGAGGTCCCTTAGTAGAGATTGCCTCCAGATGCGCAGCGCCCTGGTCCCTATAAGGGACAGGTAGGCTGCAAGGGTTCTATAGTCAAGGCGCTGAGGCGCCTTGAGTTTGAACCCTATTCCATCTGGGGCAATGAGCCGCCCAACAAACTCGCCTAGCCTCCCCGCGAGGGACTTCGGCTCCGAGATCTCCACTCCGAGAACTTGAGTGGAGAACTCTCGGTAGGCCTCCGCCAGCCTCGGGTCGGCGATCACGAGGTCGTCCCCAACTATACAATACGGGGCTTCCCTCGGATCGCCGCCGAGCCGGGCCCAGAGCGCCCTGACTATCGCATGATGGCTCAGGGCGAAGGCGGCGAATGACGGAACAGTCCCTAGTGGCTGTCCGCATCGCCACCTTATGGTCTCTGAGCTGGCCCCTGGGTAGGCCGCCCGAGCGGGAAGCCTCGAAATCCAGCAGAACAGATCCACCCACGGTCTGTTGGTCCTCGACGAGAGAGACCACAGAACCGTCCGGGTCACCGCCAAGGGAAACCGGTCTGTCGCCGAACTCAGGTCGAAGGACCATACGGTCCTACCAGCCCTGAGCCATTCGGCGACACGCTCTGCCCCGGCCTGCTGGTTGTAGGTGAAATCCTGCGGGATCATCTTGAGTGCCCGGTATAGAGCCCGGGCCCAAGGATCCAGCAGGAACTGCAACCAGCGCGGGGGAGCGTAATAGAACCGGGCTTTCCCGTCTGGCTGCACCCGGCAATAAACCGCCCCGTGACTCCTCACCGAGCCCGGTGCCGGCCTAAAGTCAGGTAAGACCGGCAGCTGAGGCCAGTAGAGGGGCACGGTGCCTGGGGGGTGTATAATATGATCTTGCATCACCCACCAGGCGTCCTTGAAAAGCTCGATACCGACGGGCGTGTAATTACCGCGACCGTCGGTGAGCTTCAAGGACAACGGGTTATTGGGGAGGATCTTTCGCTGGATCCTCACTTCAGGAAGGACGTCCGAGGGAGAGACACCGAAGTACGCCCGGAAAGGAAACCGGGCGCGCCAATCTTCGGTGTCCACCTCGACGACCTTACCTGAAGCAAGAGGCACCGTGAGGATGCGAGCCGTCCCGACAGCCCGTTCGAATTTCTCCACGTCCGCCTTGGACGGGACCGTCTTGAGCTGGCCATAGGCCGTCAAGGCGACCCGCCAGGACTGGACTAGTTGGAGAAACTTTTCGAACGGGGCCATGGTGGCGACTCGATACGCATAGTTTAGGTATCGGTCAGACCACCATGGCGGCCTGTCAGGACGCTCCCCGGCTCGGAGCTTTAACAGCCATTGGACGAGGGAGCTCACTCGCTCCTTCGTCCAGTCAAAGCCCGAGGCGCGGACCCACCTGTCTACCGCTACCGCGATAAGCTTCCGGTAGCGGTAAGACACCAGTGGGAAGGCGGCCAGCAGCCGAAGGGTGTGAGCCGTGCTCGGATGGGGCATGGCAACACCTCCTTAAGGGGTTGTTGCCACCCATACGATGTGCGGCCCGGCACCCCGGCCGCGAGGCCGGGTGGGGCCACACCGAGCTCGGTTGCCGA